GTCGGCAGGTGCTTTTCGAGAAGGAAATCCAAACCACGTCGGTCGAGCGCCATGATGTCGCTGCCGTGACCACGCTGCATTAACCACTCGGTAAGGGCATTGATCTGTTCAACGGTGGCAGCTTTCTGCCCTGAACTCACGTTGTCACCTCTTTTGTGACACTGACCTTGCCACTTAGAATCGCTGTGACAACGCCGCTGGCGCTGACCATTTCGAGATCGTAGACGCCGGCTTTCCATGTAAAGTCGTCGGTAGCCGTTGCCGGTATGGACAGCGTGATCGTCTTGGTTGCGTTGTCGATAGCGATAGCCAGCACGTTCTTCGGCGCATCGAGCGCATCGGTAGAGGCCAGCACTGTACCGCCTACCTTATCCTTGATCTTCATGCGGGCGGTGTAGCCTGTCAGATCGACCGGTGCATTCCAACAGAGGAATCCCCCATCAGTGTACGCTGGCCATTCACGACCATTATCATCAACAGGTTCAATGTCGTTGAACTCGACGGTGCCAGCGTCGATGATTGTAGCCGGGTGAAAGTCGGTCGAGCGCGGAGGTATGTTGGCTGAGTTGATCTGCAGCATCCCCTTTGCGCGGGAGACATACGTACGCCATCCAGCGGTAAGCCCGTGTGCTGCGACAGCCATGCGCGGTGCTCCTGACGCCAGAGAAATTGCCGTGATCGGCTTGCGAACAACAAGGTCTCCGTTCTCCCAGCGCACAGGCAGCGAGAAGGTCTTGCCTTGCAAGATGGGTAGGTCTTTAGTGTCTGCCATTATCTTGTTCCCAAATAGGTCAGAAAAGCAGTAACCGCGGCGACAGCCAAATAGCCAAACACCTTTCCAACAACATCAACCTTCACCTTGCGCGCATCTTCCTCGGCCTGGCGCTCATTCATTATTTTGTTCTCGGCCCAGCCGATGACTACTTCCATCTGTTCGTCGCGCTTGATGCGACGATCCAGCCACTCATGGTCTCGGTCGTGGTTGAGCGCGTGGCCATTCAAAACAGTTTGCCGAAGGGCGTGTTCGTTATTCAGTACGAAATCAATCTTGCCGCCAATCTCTTCAAACACGCCAAGGAGCAGTAGCAGTACAGTCTTCATCGCTGGATCATTGGTTTCGCTGATCGCTTTCATGATCCCGGATTTGGCATCGAAGCTCATTTATTTGTACTCAGCGATTTAATGGTGTCGTCCTTCTTCTGGCTGCGCGCCGTGCTGCTTCGGTGGAAATTAACCACCGTCATGCAGAGCGTCATGAGGGAGCCGAAGGCGGTATAGAACAGTTCCTTGTTGGCGGTAGGAACTTCTCGGAACAGGATCAGATAGACCATACCGATGGTCGATGCGACGATGGCGATGTCAAGCCAGTAGCCAACGTTCTTGGCCAGGAATCCGGCGTTGGCGCTTTCTTGAATGCGGGCGTTGGCTTCGCGCGCATTGGCGGTATCGGCCAAGTAAGCCTTGGTTTCCTCGACACCGAGCCGGTGATTTTCATTCTCGGCAGCCAGGCGCTCTTTGTCCGTGGTGATGAGTTCACCGGCGCCTTTGACGACGGTTTCAACGAGCGATCCAACGCCTCCGGTCATAAGATCAGAAATGATACTCATGGCGCTATCCTCAGTGCTCTTGAAATCCATCCAGGCCACCAGACACGCTGTGTCTTGTCGCGCATCCCGATAGCGTGGTAACGGGCAACCATCGCAATGCACAGCCGGTCGAGAAAACGGTTTGGCTCGTAAGCGTTGATAGCATCGATGGTCTTTGGACCGATCTTGCCGTCAGCTACTACGCCGAGAACAGCCTGCGCCAGCTTGATTGCCGTAGTTTCCATGTTGACGTACTGGCTGAACAGCGCTTCGGCAATGCGCTGGTCCTTGATCTGGTCTCCCCGGATCGGCATCCAGTATTCGACGTGGTAGAAGTCGCGGACCAACTGCGTCGGCGGCGTGCTGCCGACATCGATGTATTTCCAGCCTTCCCACTTGGGGTGGAACTTGCGCGTGATGCCGGCATAGGTCAGGCCGCCACGGTCTTTCGCGTGGTCCGTCAGGCTGATCGACTCGTCGCGCATGAGGCGCTGGAATGCTGGCTCGAAATCAGCCATGGCACACCATTGATTCACACGCAGAGCACACGATGGCCACATGGATGGTCAGCATAGCCCCGGCGTACCAGACAAAGAACTCAGTGGCGCTGCGCGTAGCTTCCATCAGATCCATTGGAATCGGGAATGCCGGCAATTGCGCGGCGCGTTTGCTGCGTTGCTCGTCGATCTGGAATATTTGCGCGTCCATGATGTCCTCACGTATGGATTCGATTGCGATGTGGCCGGTTGGCGTTCTGCCGGCGGCGGAGATCAGCATTCTGGCGCTTTCCGAAATAGGCGGAAAACCGTTCTTCGCCATCCTTCGACTTGCCCGGATTCATCGTATCGGCATCCGGTTTCTCATAGGCGCGGAACTCAACCCAATCGACTAGATGGATGTGGTGCTGCTCGGCAATCTCTGGCTCATCGCTGTCAGCCTCAAGCGGGCTATCTGGCGTCCTGAAAAATTCGATGTACAGCGTGTAGTCTGCATCCGGTACGGCGCCCAAGATCAATGTCTTGTCGTCGTGGATGTAGAACACCGGCTTTTCATTGGCGGATCTCCAACCAGGACGCAGCGCATCAAGCGTCAGGCGGTCGGTGCCAGTGATCTCCTTGACCGTGCCATCATCGGCGCGAAGCTCGGCGTACTGGATGTCGAACAGGGAACTTGGCAAGTCGACGCTTGCCTCTCCGGCCGTGATCGTGAATTCATCACTGCCACGGATCAGCTTGGCGCGAATGGCGCCCTCTTTCTCCGCTTCGGAAAACCATGGCGCGATTTCATCATCCGGCCACAGGTAAGGGCGAACCTTGTCCTGTGCCTTGGTCCGGAACTGATCGATTAGCTCGCGCAAGTTCATGGCTTAGTCCGTCCCGAACTGGTCGAACATGCCGGTGACTTTGGTACGCATGTCGCCGACTGACAACTTCTTGTCGAGATCCACGCTGAAGGTCGTCTTCGCGTAGGTGACGAGAGCGCCCTTGGTCATGTTGGCGATGGCATCGCGGGCCGTCTGGTCCGGATCATCGTCCTGGGTGACGGTGTTCTTCTTGGCTTCGGCCGGGGCTTCAGCCTCTTCCTGTTCGCCGCGAACATAAACGTCGGTGTGCTTGAGCATCTTGCGGGCGATGGCATCTTCGACGTTGACCGTCTGGTCAGGCTCGAACGCGATACCTGTACCATAGATGACATCGACAAAATTCCGGCGATGCCCGATGTACTTGACTGCAATCATGGTTTTCTCCGCTGAGAAAGGGCCAGCCAACCGGGCCAGCCCTTTTGCTTCCGTTTAGAGCGGGCCTTGCAGCACGGCATCGACCAAGACATCGATGATGCCAACGGCAGAGTCAGCCGCGCCGGTACGCTTCAGGACCAGATAGGCATCCTTCGGCAAACGGACCGGAGCCTTAGCGACTGTCGAACGGGTACGTCCAGTAGAAGACGTAGCCAGCGCCGAGAAGAAATAGGCTCCATCCTGCGGAACCGCAGTGGAATCCACGCCATCGGCGTACAGGAAACCAATATCGGCCGTGGTCGAAGCTGCAAAGGCATCCGACACAATGGCCTTGGCATCATACAGTTCGGTACCGGACGGCAGGAAGGCAATGCGAACGATGTCATTGACCTGAACGGCAGTGGCCAGGTCCGAGTTTTCGGCAACTCCGGTAGAGCGGGTCGTGAAGTTACCCTTGATGACGGTCTTGTTGCCCGCCGGATAAGTGAATTGGGAATTCTTCATCCCCTTGATCGAAACTGTACTCATGGTGCTTCTCCTTGAAGATCAGAAGAGGCCGGGATTAACCCGGCCTGCTTGCTTTTGGTTAGGCAATCGCCACAGCGGTATCGATGGCCATTACACCGAAGTCGGTGTATTCCTTCGAGGTGCCGCCGTTGTCGATCAAGAACTGGATCTTCGACGTACCGGCCATCATGCCGAGCAGGATTTCCAGCTTGTCGCCGTGGTCAAGTTCCTTCTCGCTGAAGAAGTACGAACCTTGCGACTGGCGGAACTTACCGTAAGCCTGGGCAAGCGCCTGGCCGCCGAGCAGCAAAGCGCGGTCGACGGCGAAGCCCGTGCCGAAAGCGGCCGGCACCAAGTCTGTTGCCGTTTCGGCGTTCGACGTGGTGGTAGGACACCAGCGCAGGCTGTTACCCGAGTAGAAGCGGATCGGCTTCGGCATCTTGACGATCAGAATTCCGTTCCACAGACCAGCTTCGCCCATGAATAGCGGGTTCTGCTTGGCCATATTGGCGCGGGCCATGGCGTTTGCCTGCCAAGTGCGGAAGTTCGTGGAGCGCACCAGCGAGGTGTACTGCTCGGACGAACACAGGAGAACGCGCATCGGCGCATCCTGGCTCATCTGGTCGCCCTCGAAACGAACCGGCGGCGGCGGCAGCGGCATGGAATCCAGCTTGGTACGCAGGGCATCGACCAGATCGATGTTCATCACGTCGGTCGTGGCGATGGTGATTTCGTTGCCAGCGGCGACGATGGGTTCGATACCCGAGCCGGTCGACATGAAGTGACGGTTACGGGTAGGCGCCTTGATCGTGTTGACGCAAATGTCGGAGAAGTCCGGATCAGCGGCCAGCGGAACAGCCCACTCGATGTCGTTGGCGAAACCACGGGCGCCGGCTAGATGGACGATGCTCAGTTGGTCTTCGAGGCGTGACATATAGTTGTGACCAAGCGCCTGAGCCAGCGAACGAAGCTGGTGCGGGGTACGCTGTTGGGTCATCTTGCCGCCGGCATTGATCGGCTTGCGGGTCTGGTTGATGCGCAGGGAGTCTTGGCTGAAGTCCATGCGGTCGCCCTTACCCTCGGCGTAGCGTTCGCCCATGATTGGTTTGCCACCAATCGGGTTGATAAGGTCGAACGTGATTTCATCGCCGGCAGTCTTCGACAAGTCCTGGCAACGAACGATCGGCAGTTCGTTACCAGACTGGCGACGCAGGACGGCTTCGGCATCGGCCTGCTGCGGCAACTTGCCGGTCAGGCGGTTAAGCGTGGTCTGGCGCTGCATGGAAGCAGCAAACAGACCGGCAGATTGAATCTTTACAGCCTGGGGGCTGCCATACGGAATGACTGTATCAGCCATGGTAATTCTCCTGAAGATGGATAACGCGGCTCACGCCGGGTGTGGGTACTGCTTAAAGAGCTTTCGCCATGATTCGCATAATCTCGTCTGGAGATTTGCTCTCAAGCGATTGAGCAAGGCGCTGCATATCCATGCTGCGAATAGCTTCCGATTCGTCGTGATGGGCTTTTGACCCAGCCGGCGCTTGCGAAAGGCTGGTAGCAACAGGGGCTTTAGCCTTTGAAATAACCTCTGCGGCCTTAGCGGCTACGTCGGCACTCGTTTGTTGGGTCGTACCCTTGTCGAACAGGGGCGCTACCTTGGCGACGGCTTGCTCGATGGCATCACCAAAGGCAACGCCTTCAGCCATCAGCTTGTCGCGCTGGGCAACCACCAGATCAATAGCGTCCTGATTGGTTGTCTCGGTGCCGGGCTTCAGGAAAGGAAACTTGCTGACCAGTGCATCGGCGCGGGCCAGTGCATCGGCAACTGCGATTTCCTGTTCTTCCTTGGCCTTGTCCTGCGCCGCTTGCTCTGCGTTCTCGGAACGCATTTCCTCCTTGGCAATGAGGCGATTCAGTGCGTCGGCTTCCTTACCCAACTTCTCAGCCAGTTCGGTATCCGTCGCATACATCGCTTCCCGCTCTTCACGCCGCAAACGAAGCAACTTGTCTTCGTTCGATTCGGTGTTCTGATTGGCTTCACCTTCGGGGGTTTTGTTCTCTGCCGGCTGCTGGGTCGCCGGGGTTGATTTCAGAGCAATCAATTCCTGCTCAAGCTGTCGTGCGCGTTCCCGTGCTGCTTCCAGTTCGGCAAAAGGAATGGTGTGCTGACCATCTTTAGCCAACACAACGGGTTCAACGACGGCGGTGGTTTCGGTTTCTTTCGGATCGACAATCACATCGTCGGGCGGATCGATGTTTTCCTCTACCACCTTCGCGGTTTCGGTATCGCCCTCCAGGGATTCGCCGGCAAATAGCCGCGCCCTGTCTTCGTCGGATAGGGCATCAAACGCCGCAGTATCCTGAAAGAAATCTTCAATGTTACGACCTGACATATCACGCTCCATCTTCGGGATGCCACGCCATCACGGCGTTGCAGCCGATCACTTTTCGCCGTGACGCGGTAGTGAGCGGTTTAAAACAGTGCT